TGCAAGTGCCAAACATCACGCAATAGTTAAGGGTAAAGTAGACTACATTGTAGGTAATGGTATAGCAATCCACAAGGACGGCTTAAATACCGAAATGGTGGCACGATTAACGCAGTTAGTTAAGTCTCCAAACGGTAAAGAAGACCTAGACGCACTACTCTATAAGATGACTCTAGACCTAGAGATTTTCGGAGGCTTTGCACTAGAGATAATAGGTAACCAAACACGGCAAAAGATAGCTGCTATTTATCACGCAGATTTTTGTAAGTACAGAAAGGCAAAAGATAAGGACGGTTACTACTATTCTGACGAGTGGAATAAAACAAATCCGAGTGTAGAGTACATCCCTGCGTTTGACCCTCAAGAGGTCGGGGGTAAATCGCTGCTTTACGTCAAGTCTTACCACCCTCAGAGCCAAGCCTACCCGCTTCCTGGATACTTGGGCTGCGTTCCCTATATTGAGATAGATAAAGAGCTTGCAAACTACCATCTTTCTGCCATTTTAAATTCTTTTCAAGGCGGTAAATTGCTTTCATTTTTTAACGGGCAACCTACCGAAGAGGAGCAAAGAACCATAGAAAAAAAATTAAAGCGCAAATACACGGGTACTGATAATGCTAACTCTATTGTCTTAAATTTCGCAGATTCTAAGGAGCAGGGCGTAGAAATTCTAAACCTAGACGGTAACGACTTCGACAAACGCTACGACATTCTAAACGATACGGTGCAGCAAGAGGTATTTAGTGGGCATAGGATAACAGACCCTCAACTATTTGGGATAAATCAAGAAGGAATTTTTGCAAGTCGCAACCAGTTACGGGACGCTTACGAACTCTTCCAGAATACTTATGTAAACGGTAGGCAAATATTCCTACAAGAAGTACTAAACGGCCTAGCTGAAATCCAAGGCTTTGAAGGACGTTTATATATTAAACCAACCGAGCCTATTGGTGTAGGATTTAGCGAAGCTACTAGAGCGTCTGTAATGACAGAGGCAGAAATTCGCACAGAACTAGGGCTAGAAGTAATTGTAGAGGAAGGCGTAGAGTCTGCTGACAGTAAAACACTAGATGCACAAGCAGCTCTGAAAGGCTCAGTAGGTGGTGTTAGTGGAATCATTACCCTACTTCAAAATGTTAATAGCGGTATCGTGGGAACAGAGTCCGCTATCACAGTATTGGTAGAGCTTTACGGATTTACCCCAGAAGTTGCAAGAGCAACCGTAACTGGGGAAGAGATACCTACCGCAGTAGCCCAACAAATGCGGCAAACTCTCCAGGATAACGAGCTAGATATGAGGCTCTGCGAGCACTTCGCCAAAGACGGTTACGACCTAGACAAGTGGGAGGTAGTAGGAGAAGGTAGAGAGGTTAGGTTTAATTCAAACGAACAACTAGCAGCAAGTGAAGACAGAATTAAGAGGTATGGTTTTACTTCCGAAGCGTTTGATTTCTCAGTACTTGAAATCTTAAAGAAGACACCTACGGCAACGTGGGAATCAGTAGCGGCTCAACTTGAAAGCACCATAGACGAAGTAGTAGAAGCAGTCCAAAAGTTAACAACTGCTAACTATATGACGATAGGCTCAGACGTTGTAGCAGATGCTACGCAAAGAACCGTTAAGGTTACTCCGCAGGGTAACGCAGCACTAGAAACGGCTACACCTTTAGAGGTCACTTTTAAAGTTGCCTATAGATACGTTAAAAGCGGAGAGGCTTCTGGAGCTTCTGTTATCAAAACTACTAGAGACTTCTGTAGGACGATGGTAGGGCAATCTCAAACTAGGGTCTGGGACTCTAAACAGATTACATATATTAGTATGCTAGAAGATCGCAACGTATGGCTACGAAGAGGCGGCTTCTGGACGAGAAAAGGATCAGACATAACTACACCATATTGTAGACACGTATGGGAACAAGTTGTAATTAAGGAGAAATAATGGCTAACGTATTATTTATAAGCGAGACGTTCCTTAAACAGAACACCCAAGTATCAGACAATGTAGATGTCAAGTACATTAGGGAGTCTATTCTATGGAGTCAAGACACCGAGATACAAACTATTCTAGGGTCTACACTTTACAATAAGATAAAGACCGAAATAGCTGCAAGCACTTTAGCAGGGGTCTATAAGACCTTGGTAGATGACTACATACAAGTAGCATTAAAACACTACGTTACTGCGGAGTGCTTGGCAATGGCTACTTATAAGATAACTAACAAGGGTCTACAGATACAAGACTCTGAGCAGTCTAGCCCCGCTTCTACTTCTAATATTAACTTCTTAGTAGAAAAGGAAATCAATAAAGCTGACTGGTACAGGCAGAGGCTAATAGATTACTTATGTGAGAACTCTAGTAGCTATCCAGAATATCAGAACCCAGACGATGGAGTTGATGTTATACACCCTACAGATAGGAACTACAGAACTTCTATTTATTTGGGAGTGGATGAGGGCTACGAATCACTCCAGGAAAAGTACAGAGATGTCTAAAGCTAACGAAGATAAACTAAGAACCTACCTTGCTAACTCTAAACCAAATACACGCTCAGATAGAAGCTCTAGCGAACGCACACTACCAAATAGCGGAGGTAGGAATGGGAACACTAGCGGAGCTTCAAGCAAAGCCCGATAGACTCTACCCGTTACTTTGGCTATCTAACGAAGGCGGTTCTCTTGAGGATAACTACAAAGTAGATAACGTTAGGCTAACTATGTTTGGTCGGGTTATCTCTGGAGAGGAAGGCCAAGACGATGACGCTTCAGAGATAGAAGTGCTTTCGGATATGCAGCTAATACTGCTAGACTTCTTAAACTACTTCCACCAACAACACGCCCAAGAGTACGTAGTAGCAAAGTCTGCAAGCCTAGAACATTTCACAGAAAGAACTAACGATAGAACCGCAGGGTACTCTTGTATTCTAGAGCTTAAACAGTTCTACGATTGGAACAAGTGCCAAATTCCAGAGAGCGGTGCTAGTATCTCTCCGAGTGTTGACGGATTAACGCTTTATGACTTCTGCGACCAAGCAGTAATAGACAGATTAACACCTGCTCAAGTTGCTTGTCTAGAAGATGAGTTTGCTAGTACTTGTGCTCCTGCTATTCTAACCGCTAACTCTGCGACATTTACAACCGTTGCTAGTGGAGGTACTTTAGACATAGCGGTACACGATACCGCAGACGCTAACGTAGGTACTGTAGCCTCTACCTCAGAGATAGAGATAGGCAATAGTTCTAACGAGGTTAACGGTGTAGATATTTCAGAGCCTACAGTAGCTGAAGGAACACACAACCAACTGATACAAAATAGCGCAGCTACTCCAGTAGGAACTGCTGCAAATCCTTCAGTTATCGGAGACAGTCAAGCCCAAGTAAACGGAGAAAATACAGAGACTATAGCGGCAACTGTGACGCATAACCAAGAAATACAAGATAGCGCAGGGGCAGACGTTGGGACTGCTGCTAATCCTTCGGTTATTGCAGATAGTGCAATTACTGTAAGTGGGTCTGCTTTGACAAGTTTAAAAGCCACGCAGTCACTAGCTATTGATGTGATTGACACCGATAGCAACCCAGTAACCGCTACTATTATAGACTCCGATACTATACAAGTTCCTGCGGGCACACCGCCACTAGCCGACCCTAGTTCTTTTGGTGATGCGTTGGCCTTGTTTCGTTCAGATGCAGGGTACACTTTAGTCAATAATTTGTTAGATGTTTGGGCAGATCAATCGGGTAATGGACACGACATGAGCGCATCAAGTTCTAGCAAAAGATTAAGACTTTATCCAAACATTGGGGCTTTTGGTTTTAAAGATATTGCGTTGACGGGCGCGGATCATTTTAGAAATACCACTTTACCGACTACGCCAATGCAGCAATATAGTTGGGATGTTTGCATTACCACGTTTTCGTTACATAATCCCGCCCGTTATTTTGGAATGTGGGGAAATACCAATAGTTCTACTTACCCTTTATTTGCGGCTTTTGGAAATAAGCTAACATTTACAATAAAAATAAGTGGCGTTTCTTGGACGATTAATTACGAAGTTGCTCAATTGGGCGATTATTATTCTATACCCTTAAAAGTTACCGTGGTGGTGGATTTATCGCAATCATTAGCGGCTGATAAATTTAAGCTTTATAGAGATGGTGTCTTAATGACTCAAAGTTCTACTAGCGGCACTTTGCCAAGTGTAACCGATACGGTAAGCCATTCGCATATAAACGCTATAAGCACAAATACGGCAAGACAATCTAGTTTTAGTTTAGGTTATTTAGCGATTTGGGATAGGGCGTTAACACCAACAGAGATAACGGCTAATAACGATTGGAAAGACGAGGTATGGAGTTAGTATTTAATACAGTAGAAGATTTCAAAGAAGCAG